ATACCACTTTTTCATACAAAAAAAAAGAAGATATACCAAACGGTATATCTTCTTCTTATTACTCTTTGAGTTCTTCAATGTCATCATTGATACGAGCTAAATTCTTTTGTGCTGCTTCTACAGCTTCTTTCTTGAACTTATCATAGGCTTTTTCTGCTTTAGATTCCGGACCATCGTATTGAGCATTGAACTGTGGACGTAATAGATCATCTAATAAGATTTCTCTCATTTCTGCTTTTGTACGGAAATGAATTTCATCTTTATAGACATAGGTATTCATTTTCTCATCGTCGATATCCAATGTCAATCCATTAAAACCAAAGTCGATGTTAGCACCAATCGCTTTCATCTCAGCATTCAGAATCTCTACATTGCGATTCTTATACCCATCTTTAATTTTAAACTTCTTATAGTCTAACACATCTTTCGTAAATAACTTACCCACTTGCTTACGAGCAAATGGTGATGTACGATAGAATAAATGGAACTTGGAGAGAATGAATGGTCTAACACCAATACCCAAGTTATTGTTTTCATCACGACCTACTGTAATTGGTGTAGTTGAGTATAATTGTTCATTGGTTCGTACCTTATTGGATTTTTCAGGTAATCCTTTTTGTGATAGGTAACCTGTGGAACGAGCCGAGAAGTTCTTTTCAGATGTTTGTTTCAACTTAATCATATACTTCTCACCCACAACTACTTTACTCAATAATGGTATCGTTCTACCCCAACGATGTACATATAGTTGGTCACGAGTAAACCCAAACTTAGTGTATAAGTCTTCGATCTTCTTAACAGCAGGCATACCTTCCCACATAGGTGGATAGTTAATGAATATACCGTCTTCATAAATCGATTCGAAGAACGCATCTTTTTCTTTACTAGATAAAGACTTATAGTATTTTTCAAGCTCATCTTTCTCACCACGTTCATTGAAATAGAACATGAATTCGGATAAGGCTTTGAATCGTTCACTATTCGACTTCATCTCTTTCATTTGCTCAATCAATTGATTGGCACAATGATTCAAACTCAACTCAATCCATTGGAAGGAATTGAGTCGATTGATACAGCTTAATGGGTTACAGATGACGTCTAAGCGATTACCATTCTTGTCAAATGGCATTTCATCATCAGGTCTGATGACAGATACAACACCTTTATCACCATATCGACCTGTGATCTTAGACCCTTTGAACAGTCTAACATCACGATCAACACGGAAGTCGATGATGATATTGTTAAACACTGTATCATTATCTTTCCATTTGTAATCGGGGTCTAAGATATTCTTAGCTCGACGATAGATAAAACCAATATCATCGGAATACTTAGAACCACTTTCTAAGATTTCTTCACAGATATCAAAGAGTTCTTGGTAATATCGAGTTTGGTTCTCTAAGTAGTAGATAATTTGTTCATTATATTCTGTTTTAGGAATCTCATCTACTTCCTTATTAGAGTAGATATCAATATCAGTGACCCAACCTTTCGTAAAGAACGGTTTGTCATTCAATGGAGAAATCTTCTTCATATTCGATTTCTTCATATCATATAAGATTTGCGTATTTTGGATACGACGTTTGGTACAGATGATACGTTTAGAGACCTCTTCACCAATATCAGGGAACCCTTTGTATCCTTCTGTATCATTACCATATAAATCCAATAGGAAGTCATTATCATTGATAGAGACTTTAACGGTATCCACTTTACGAGATACCATAGATCTAGCAAATGATTCACTCACTACATACGCATCTTCGATAACATCTGGGTCTAAGATATATGCTGTTTTAGCATTACGACCATAGCAATAGTTATCATCATCATCATACGATGTGGTTTTATATAATACATCACCTTTCTTAACAGAATCCCCTTCTTGTAATTTATCAAGGTTTTCATTGTTATAGACATACCCAAAGTTTTCAGTTAAGTCTTCAGATTGTTTCTTAAAGATGATATCATAGAAATCATTGTCTTCATCGTACAGGATCGTAGCAAATATATACCCTGGACGGTCAGCGAACTTATCGATTTTCTTAACTACAGTATAATTGCTTCTAGCTTTTACTAACCCAGACGAGTTCTTGCCAAAGATATTTTCATAGTTGGTAAAGACTCTTGGGAATTGTGGGTCATTCAATGTATTAAACTGCTTTAAATGACTCGTAAACATAATAGAACGAGTCGATGAAATGTACTGTGGAAATGTCATTAAAGTTAACCCCAAATGTTTATCCGTACCTTCATATTCTTTCGTTTTCTCAGCCAATAATTTAGATACATCGACTAAATCTTGACTGGATTTGAATTCGCGATTTTCTGCCATAACTATTTACTCCTTATTATATAACAGAATGTTTCATATAGATAAATGTACTTGTGAGTATAATACACTACTAAGATATCGTAAATTTGTTCTCAAATTTTTGTAAGAATATCTTAAATGGCTCATATGATAAATCGGCATATAATGCGACTTGGTCATCTGGGTCAGTTGGGTCAAACTCGTCATGTATGGAAAATACTTCACACAATTCTCGGTCAGTCAACAATACTCGATTGATGCGATGTAATCGATCACTATTTTCTGCCATATATCGACCAATTTCTTTTTTATTCATATTTATATCGAATCTATCATCACAACCATACATTTCTACTCTAGCAAACAGCTCCACTGTTTCATCAATCGCTTCAGCGGATTCATCAAATATCATAATCACTTTAACGATCTTAGCGATGACTTCATTAGAATTGGTTTGGAACACTATCAGATTAGTACCAATCGGTATTTCATGAGTAAAATGGTCTATTGTGAGCAACTTGATACATTCACGTAAATCATGTGTCATAGATTCAATTCGTAAACGTCGTTCTAACTGACGTTGCATAATTAGTTCGTTTCTATTCATCGATTGCATGGGACTATTCCCTCCTTTCACATAGGTATGATATATACTTCTATTAGTATTTAAAATAACTCGTTGTTACAAATAAGTATAGCTAATTTAAAGTTAAAGGAGAAACGTATATGAGTACAGATAACTTTGACATTTCTGAAGAGTTCATGCGATTGAAAGAGGATGCCCCTCTTTCTAATGATCGGGTAGAACCTTTAGAAGACGCTTCTGACTCTACTCTATATAGTGATGACACTAAAAAGAAAAAGAAGAAGAAGAAAAAGAAAGATAAATTTGACTCCTTCGATAGTGATAAGATCGCTCTGTTATTAGATCCAGGTTCACTCGGTAGTGATGCCGATGATATTGGGTTAGATTCTGACGAATTCTTAATCGAGAAGAAAGTCAAAAAAGGCAAAAAGAAAAACCTCTTTGATATGAAGGCAGCTAAGAAGAAGAAAAAGGAGAACTACGAAACTAAGTTCAATCCTGAGATGATTCAATATCGTAAAATCTTAAAAGATAACGATGAAGTAGCCACACTCATCAAAGGAATGGTTGAAGATATTCGTAAGAGTAATACAAGAGGAGCTGGTAAATTATTAACAGACTTATTAATTACTCTCAATAGTACGAATGGTAATCGGGCCTCTGTCATTCGTGATATGGTCAATATCAAGAAAGCGGCAGTTGATTTGGAACTCAAAGCCAATCGCAATAAGAAAGAAGACAAAGAAGCTCGTAACGAAGAAGAAGAAGGTCTTAATGTATTTAACGCCTTCTATGGTGGTGGTGGTCGTAAGGCATTGCTTGACCAAATCGCTTCTAACTATCATAGTATGGATGGATATTCGAATGCACAAGATGTTCCTAAATTCACATATGACCCTAGAACCAACAACGATGACGATGTATTCGATGCGATTAATGACCGTTTAGATAACGAGGATATTGATTTCCGTTCTGAAGACGGTAATGCGTATATTCGCTATGAATATTTATCACCAGAGTATGTCATTCTAATGCATACGAACAATGGTGAAACAGAATGGGAACTAGAGGCTATTGACAAAGATGGTAATATTATGCCATCTGATTACCCTCGTATTCCAATTGAAAATCTTGGTAAAGTGACATTCAACATGGATAGCATGAGTGCTACCGATGAAACAGGTCGCGTATATCGAGTAATCGAAAGTTAACAAAAAAAAAGAAGAATAGGTAATCCCTATTCTTCTTTCTTATGTCCTTTGACCTGTTTATAGAGTTTTTTATACTCATCATACCCAGACTCAATGACAAAAATTTGACCTTCGGTAATGTGTGGGTTTAAGAAACGAATATATTTTAGGATACGTCCTAATCCATTCTTTTCCACATTTAATTCCCGCATAACTAAATTAAAGTTACGTGTTTCATAAGTTGCCGCAATACGAGCACAACTTGTTTTAAATAGCATTCGTTTAACGAATAACTGAGCTTCTTTGGTTGTGCCATATAACGCAGATGCTGTTGCACTAAATATGTATTCTAATTTATCCATATCAATATGGAATGGATTATTAGTATTTTTTTCCATCTAAATTTAACTCCTTAATCATCGAACCACATACTTTCTTTACAAACTCGCTATTCGTTGTGAGTTGTTTTTCTCGACATTTAGCATATAGCTTATGTCGAGTCTTTTTTGTTAAGAAGTGATCAGCTAATTTGCTGATAGGACTTCTTCCAATTCCTGTTGCCATTAGTTCCTCCTAATCTAACATAATAGAGTATAGAGAATCACCTCTATACTCTATTATAATATATACATCAATTACCGTTGGAATATCACATTCATATTATCTTCATATAATGAACGATAGGATGGATCCGTAATAATTAAGTTGACTGGATAATCATTGAACATGGTACTCTGTGTAATGATAAATGCTTGGTCCGAATGAATCCGAGATAACATACCTTCCAATGCGGCAAAGAACCGTTCTTTATTCCCTTTATACATAGGACCATCTACTTCATCAAGTAGAATAATGTTATAGGTATAAGCGAATTGTTCTAACATAGCAAAGGATATAGCTAGTGTAGCTACTGATGATTCTGCTTGTGATGCATACCGAATATCCCGTACACCCACACCTTTTGTACGATACGGAATGCGGAATTCCTTATCATTCACTACAAACTCTTCTAACACAAAATCATTTTCATAAATATCTTTAATGATTTCATTAGCCACGAGTCGTAGTGATTTGAAGTATGAGTTAATATAAATCAATGGTATCCCTTTATTGGTCGATACCGCTTCTTTCAGAAGTTCTACGATATCATATCGAGTTTTAATCTGTTCAATTTCTTGACCTAATTCAATAAATTGAGTCCGTTTCACTCGATCGTGATATATAGAATCTTCCAATGAACTAATATCAAACTCTATGGATTCCACTTGTTTATTATAAGCTGCCAACTTCTCATCATATTCAATCTTATCTTTAAGAGATTCTTTCAGTGTGTCCCGTGATTCCTTGGTGTGTGTTAACTCCGTATTGAGTCGTTCCACTTCATTGGTATATTCGACATATTTACTGAAATCATCTATTAGATCTTTAGTCTGCTCAATCTCTTCTAATCGTTCAGACTCTTTACGATCAAGTTCATCAATTTGTCTATTAAATACACTGAGTTGCATCGTTAATTTAGATATATTCGATAAGATCTCATCGGGTGATTCTAATTGATTACTCAATTGGAATACTTTGGCTTGCTGTTCATATTCGGCACGTTTTTCTTTATGGTTGACGTATTCTTCGTAGTATTCTAAGAACTCAACCTCAGATTTAACGGCTTCATAATCAACAAATTCACTGATATCACGTTTCATAATCGAAGCGATAATACCTTGGTAACCATGATCCATTCGATGTTCTAGCTTAATTGTATTCAATAACATTTGAATCGATTTCAATTGATTGAATACGGTTAGTGCCTCATTTCGACGATCAATCTCAAATTCTAACTTAATCGTATCTTCTTTCGAATGATGAACTAGCTCCTCATGATAATGAAGATAATATGGACACTCATTGAACATATCACAACCTTCAGGTGTACACATTTTGTCAGCAATCTTTCGATGGTGTTTAGTGTTAGACACTGTTCGATCCAATTGTACTAACAATTCAGATACTTCTCGTCTAAGTTTAGCCTCAATCTTATCGATTGTATTCGGTTGTACCATGTTGTCAACATATATATCTCTAAAGTATTGAAGACCTGTTTCTGGTAGCTCAAAGACATCTTTCATCTGATAGATGATGATATTGATAGTATCCACATAGCTCATAAACACATCTTTTGATATTGATGTATCATGTTGACTACTGTCGAAACTCTTTTCAAAGGTATCTATTTTTTCAGTCAACTCTTTGACATACCCTTGAATCTCTTCTAATTCATTAGAAGCCTTCGTTTCTTCTAATTTTTTATTTTCAGCTTCAAGTAAATCGATCACTCGTTGCTTTTCATTTAATATAATGGCACGTTGTGATACAATACCACTATGACTGAGATTCAGATTCACTAGCTTATCCGTGTATTCAGCTGTAGTTGCACTGGATGTAGATACATGAAGATATTTTGGTTTATCTAAATTCTTAATGGTATCTTTGAGATTCTCGATGTTTTGTAAGGTCACATCATATAAGGTTTGTAATGTTTCCATACTATCTAAATTGATAGAACCCTTATATTCATAAAACTTCTTAGTTAACGTTTCCTTATCATCATATCGAGATTTAATCATCTCTTCTTTACGTGCAATCCCAGTATCTAAAATACTGATATCACTAATATTAAGTTTATCACGTTTAGATACTGCTATTTTTAACGCATTAGCTAAGAACTTAGCTTGTTCTTTCGCTTGCTTATAATCCTTCATGTAGTCTTCTACCTCAGATAGAAGTTTACTAATGAAGAACTTTCTATCAGTGAATGATAACTTAATGAAGTTTTGTACATTCGGTCCTAATCGAATCAACTTTAAAAAGTTGGGTTCAATTTGGAACTCAGACTCAACGATTTCATTGAATGTTTTAACAGTACCAGGCTCATTCAGTTCTTTACCATTCTTTTGAATATAACACTTAACCTGACGGGTTGTTCGTTTCCCCGATGGAGCTAAGTAGATATGTTCAATATAATACCGATCATCTCCTTTGGAATACCAGACTTCTTTATGTCCATCCATGTCAGGTATGATAATATCAGCATCTTCTCGGGCTTCAAGTGCCCCTAGATAAGGGAATGGGTGGAAATTAGATAATAAAGCCGTTTTACCAGTCCCATTATTACCGATAATCAAACTAACGGTATATTTAGACTTAGTAAAATCAATATCAATTTCATCCAATCCCATTCCTGATTTGATTAGAGCAAAATTCTCTAATCGGATTCGATCCATACGAATAGTCATCACCCTCTTTCTATAATCTATAGTAATAATATATACTTCTTACTTAATATAGATTATCTCTTTAAATTGCTTCTTATACCGTGACTCACGTTCTTTAAACTGAGCTCGAATAGAAGCAAACCCTGTATCCACTAACTCAACATAGTAACACATAATGTCATCACCTAATCGTCTAAGACGACCGGATGCTTGGTTACCAGTGATTTTCGAACGGAATGCTTCACAGTTAATCACTAACCGTAAATTAACAATGGTTTCACTGAACCCTAGCGATGCTGATGTGGATACGATTAATTGGTCTTCATCCAATACCCGTTGTTTCTCATGCTTATCAATACTGGAATTATAAACCCCTATTGATAAACCTGGATATATTGATGCAAAGAAATCTTTAACAGCATCACATGACGTGATTTTAGATACGAGTATAAGTGTACGGAAACCCTTCTCAACTGTCATTCTACGAACATATTGATCCAGGATCTCAAAGAATTGTGTGTCTGAGGTAACTTGATAGTCCGAATAGGCATTCTTATTAAATCCTTGCACATTCTTACAGGCACTGATTTCTTGTACTGATGGGTGGCTATTGTACCGATTTACAAACATGGTGATATGTTTCTTAGAATCAGTATAACCAAGTTTAACCTGATCGAATCGTGGTACTGCTTTAAAGCATTTTTGAAAGATTGAGTTCTCATCATATGACGACCGTTCCATATTAGCCGTTAAATAGAAAGTACGTCTTACGTTTGAATGGAAATCAATCATCATCATATTATGAAACTCCATGTGGGCTTCATCATAGATCTTTAACCCAACTCTAAGATTAGCAAATAAACATCGAATCCAGTTCCATCCGTATTTAGCAGCATTCGATGCGATGGTTCTATGAGTAGTGACAAATACACGATACTTCTTAACAATGGATGGATCGTCCATAATCTTCTCAATCATTCGTGTATTCAATTCACATATTCTACGTCTATCTAAATCGGTATATGTATCGATAGAATCAATCCAATTCTTAACAATATTCTTACGGTTAACGATAATAATAGTTTTCATTGATAAGAATGATATAGCTGCAATAGCACAGAATGTTTTACCTTCACCAGTTTCTGCATTACCAACTAATTGGGTCATATTGCCATTGAATTGATATTGGTCTAAACCAATTAAGAACTTAATCAAATCATTCTGCAATTCACTTCTAGGGAAGCCAGTTAACTTAATAGACACTGGGTCGTATGTATTTGTAATGGTATTATCATCAACAGGTCGTCCTAATAGATAGGAAATATATTTTAGATTCATACCTGCTGGGATTGTTAGTGTACTACTCTCTTCGTCGTAGTCCATAGCAACAGCTTCTCTACGATAATAGAGTTTGTTATATTTAGATAACATCCCTTCTAATTTGGGACATTCTCCGAGTTCATAATCTTCAACCTCACAATAGGTTGCATACTTTATAATTCGTCTCATATGTCCTCCATATATACGAAAAAAAGAAGAACCGAAGTTCTTCTTTTCCTATCTCATAAAACTCTGCTATCAGTATGTTTTATGAGATATTATGCTTAACAGCATTATGGTGTAGTGACATAAATACGTTTCACAATACCATCGCGACCAGCAACAACATGACACATAGTGCCATCGGCATATCTGAAACTATACACGTTGGCTTGCTCATCACGTAGATAATGACCACCGACATATTCAGTAACCATTTCAAAACGGTTAAACTTTTGACCTACTGTGGCGTGATCATAGTGATATGGTCTATATGAATCATATGCAAAACCTACACCAGTAGTGGATACAAACAATGCTGCAACAGCAGTCGCTTTAACAAATACCTTTTTCATTTTTAAATCCCCCTATTTAACTAAAATATTGTGCACGATACCGGCACGGTCGACTTGTACTAGACATACTGTTCCATCAGCATATGTATAATAGTAATTGGTGACCTGGTATCTAGGTAGATACTCAGTTTTAGTGAGCATTGTCACCATAGAATTAGGATCAAAATATTGACCCCAATATGCATGGTCATATGCCTCTGTATTATAAGACGCAAATCCAACAGTAGACATGGAAACCAACATTGCTGCAACAGCAGCTGCTTTAATAAATAACTTTTTCATTTTCATTTCCTCCTTAATTGAAAACGATAAGACGTATAGCGAATATGCTATACGTCTATTATTACCATGATAATATATATTTGATTATTTGAGGTTTACACTAATTTCAGCATCTTCCCCATTAGCATCTTTGAACTTAACATTCACCGATAAGTCTAGGTTCAATATTTCACACCATTTGACCAAATACTTAATGGTCATATTGGATGGTTTATTAATAGCAGACTTCATGTTTGTAATGTCATATTCATTACGGAATCGATCTTTATATAAACGAAGGTCGATTTTCATTTCCCCTAATACAGTCTTAATAGCCCGTTTTAGAATATCATCTTCTGGGTTGATTGTTGGAGCAAAGATATTACTTTCATTCAACTCAGCTAACCGAGGGTCAAATGTTTTAAGGTCAGTATCATCCATTTCATTCATGGCTTGCTTATTAACCATCACGACATTATCTACATCATGCTCTACACCTTCAGGTTTAACGAAATGAACTTTACCATCATCGTCCTTATAGGCATGACCTGCTTCGATGTATTTATGTTTGTTCATTTTACCATCGTAGATATAGACCTTATCTTTATAGATATAGGCTACACCCTTATCTAACCGTTCACCCTCTATATAGGGAAGTACTGTATATAGTGTATCATTGATACTTATATACATTTTCTCTTTCGTGAGATTGATTGTATCTTTTTCTGCCATTATATTACTCCTTATTTTCACCTGATTTGTTGATTGCCTGTATTTTATCTATCCTAGCACCTAAGTCCATCATTTGACCAATGGATTCATTGGATCGTTCGCGTAATAATGCTCGTTCTAGTTGTTCCATTACCATCAATTCAGTATATACAAAGTAATCAACCTTATCCATATTATAAATACAAGCACATAACTCATCATATGTCATATATCCATAGGTAGCATGACGATTTAGATAAATAATCACACCCTCATAGGGTTTATCACTATCATCAGCATAGATGAGTTCGTGCTTAATCTTTAATTGTTTTGAATCCACTAATGGGATTGTGATCGCTAATTGATTCGCTACGTTAGTATCAATTGCTAACTTACCTTCATCATCGGTAAAGAATATATCATCGCGATCAAATGCTTTTTCCATCACTTTGAATACTTTCATAAACCGATGAATGAGTCGATTCGGTATAGTCACTCGTCCATACTTATCAAATCCTCGATTTGATATAAGCGTCATAGTAACAAATCCAACATGTGTCGAGTTCGATTCCATGATACGAGTATGGCTAAGCCCTTCTATGGAAGGACCTGGTTTCGAAGTAAACTTGTCGCTATTCGGTAAGATAACAAATTCGAAGATAAACTCTCCAAATCGTCCTATCCGTCTACGACTTCGTCCTTGTTGCACATCCATATCAACACCCTCTCTAGTATAGTAATAAATCTCCTAGATAGCTGGTGTATAATATATCAATGTATTTTGGAATGAATTCCAAAAATGTTTCCTGAATAAAAACCGTATTATCATTCGTTAAACCATATCGCTCATACAGATACTGTGTAAACATAGGTTCCATAGATGATGGATCGGCAAAATAACTGCTATTTTTAAATTCAGGTAACGCTGGGTTTTCTGGGTGCATAATATCGGTAAAGAACCATTGGCTTGTAATATGCAAGCGTATCGCTTTACGTTGTCGATTGGTCATCATCGAATATGCTGTTTCTAACCCATAGGTATCAATCATTTTTTCAAGTTCTTTGACTTGAATGATCCGACGTTTTTTAGTAGTAAAGAGATCGATTATATCCATACATCTCCTCCTATCGACGTCGATTAATCATACTGTATCGTGACAATCGGGCTGTATCCAATGTTTTACGACGATTTTCTTGAATACGTTCTTCCCATTCATGTTGGTCACGAATTTCTTGCCGACGACGTTCTGCTAGTCGTTCTTCTCGTAATTCGGCACGTCTAAGTTCGCGTTCTTTACGTTTTTTGTTTGCTTGGATTCGACCATAAATATCAAATCCAATGACAACGATTACGCCAAGGATGGCTACATAACTAAGTACGCGAATAGGGTCAAGTGTTGTTAAAAATTCCATGATATTGTTCTCCTTTTCATGAAAAATGAAATAAAATATATAATACCCTATAATACATCGTTCATACGACTATTATAGACTACTAACAGGGTAAAAGAAGATGGTATACCAAACGGTATACCATCTTGAAACCTTCTATTATTTATTAGAGAAGGATTTTTTAGTTTGTTCAACTGCACGAGCAGCCACTTTGTCAGCAATTTTACCTTTGCCAACTTCTTTTTTAGGGTCACCAGCAACTTTCTTAAGACCAGTTGCAGTGTAGTTTTTGATTTTAGCTTTAGCGATCTTAGATGCTTTAGAAGCATATTTTTTGCTCAAGTATGCTTCGATTTGACGTTCTTGTTTCCACAAAGTCAACAATTTGCGATATTTAGGATCGTTAGCAGCATTAGCTAATTTGAATACAGCTGCTTTTTGTAAGTGTGTTAAACGGGATTTTTTATCCATTTTCACAATTACTTTTTCCATAGCCACACCCATGTTTTCAGACAATGTAGCCATTTCATCATAGGATTCAGCCATAGCTTGGATTTCATCTGGAGTTGCAAACTCATTCAAGAAAAGAGCGGCGAAAGTAGATTCTTCTACTTCATCATCGTCATCATCGTCGTCTTCTTCTTCATCGTCATCTTCAGCATCTTCATCATCAGATGGGATATCTTCTGGGTTTACATCTTCTGTTTCAACTTCAGGAGCATCTTCTACTTCAGTGCCATCTTCAGCAGCGTCAGCTTCCAATGTAGCTTCAACATCTTCATCGGAAACTAGATCAGCTTCTAATGCCAATAGTTCTTCTAAAGATAATTCTTTTACATCAGACATTGTAAGTCCTCCTTTAAAGGAAAAATGTGTTGTACAACGTTATTTACGTTAAAATATTACTATACTGTTTTATATATAGTATACATAATGGTCATAACTCCATTAAGGAGTTGTTTTCTAGTAATTTTTTATTATACGTTGAGTAGTTGTACTAATTCATCCTTGTAGTTATGGTTTCGAGTTGTGGTTGTATAGATACGACCTTCACCTCGTTTATATATGGAGATACGGACACAGTCTATATCGACCGTTTCCAGTATCAATATATAACCAAAACTATCACTTTCTGATTTAATTGTAAAGGTAACTTCATCATTACTATAATGAAGATTACCTGGGTAGATACGTATCTCTCGATTGTTCATAAGTTCATGAACCGCAATATCTACCATAGAATAATCAATATTGAAGGTTTGTAATAGTACACGATTCGGCGTCGTACCAATGATTGAATTTGTGGCTGTATCATCGATTGTAAATAGAATATCTTCTATTTTCACATTCTCATACCTAAGCTTAAATTCAATGTACCCTAGCTTGTTTTTTACATAAAACGCTTGGGTGGATACTAATTCACTCAATACGTTTGTTGGGTCCTTATAGTGTTCATTCATTCGAATACTATCCGTTGTCCCAATAGCTATCACATCTTCAATGCGAATGATATTCGTAAACTTCAAGAGTCTACCAACATCTAATCCAATAAAATTACCATCTTTCCACACACATAAATCTTTGTAATAATACCCATGGCAGCGATTATAGGCTACCACATAATCATCACGAATTCGATATCGTTGTGGATTGGTGTGAATGATTTCATTGCGTTTACCATTCTTATAAAAGATAGAAGTAACTTTGTAATCATCCCTAATAACATACTCTTCTTCATTATACTCCAGTATAATTTGAGCAAATTTAAAAATAATTGATTCGTCTGGTTGATCAATAGGACCAATTAGACGATATCGTGATTGGTTAGTCACGTCATCATGAGCCACATGATATAACATACCATCATATTTATGTAGTGTAATCCCATGAACTATACGTACATTTTCATCCGTGAATAAATGTAGTAGTTCATGGGATTCTTTATATGATGCTATTGTATTATATAAGGTGGCTTCATCTAATGTGATGATGTGGACTTCGGGTTTTAGTTCCATTATATTGTCCTCCTTATGTATATAATCTGATGTATCGCTATTATAATATATACATCAAAATAAAATTAAGTAGGAAGGATTGTACTAGTATGAATGTGTTTTTGTATGTAATGATTGTTATTCGGAGTGGAACAAAAAAACTCAATCCTTCCTACTTACTTGTCAAGGCTATAGTAATTGTTAACGGCAAAAACTATCCATTAAGAATATACATATAACTAATAGTCTCCTATATCAACTCGTGGATAGTGTGTATTCGTACATACTATCCACTTATTATACGACTGATTAGTAATATAACTAGAATTATGTAAAGTAGGTGACACCTTGAAACTCAATACCATTAGAAAATGTAAATGTCCAGTTTGTCATAAGAATTATGTGAGTAAAGATGCGGTATATGATCATATTGAACGTTCTCATTCTGATATGATTCCTGAAGGAATCCCTTCTGATCAATATTACTATGACTTAACACACGACAAACATACAGTCTGTGTCATATGTAAACGAAGAACCCCATGGAATCCAAAAACACACAAATATGCTAGACTCTGTGGTAGAAAAGAATGTGCTCAAAAGAATAGAGAAATCTTTAAAGAACGTATGATGCGAGTATACAATAAGTACAATCTCGCTAACGACCCAGAGCATCAAAAGAAAATGTTGGCGGCTAGAAAGATTTCTGGTAAGTATCAATGGGAAAATGGTGGAGAACCAACCACCTATGTTGGTTCCTATGAGAAAGACTTCCTATTGAACTGCGATACAGTATTTAATTTTGAATCCACTGATATCATTGCTCCATCACCAAACGTATATCGATACCAATATAATGGAGAAGATCATTTCTATATCCCAGATTTTTATATCCCTGATCTTCGCTTAGAAGTCGAAATCAAAGATGGTGGGGATAATCCAAATATGCATCATAAAATCCAAGCTGTTGATAAAGTTAAGGAAAAATATAAAGATGATGCCTTATTGAAGCAACGAGATAACAACTATATCAAAGTTGTGAATAAGAAATATGGGGATTTCTTAGCATTGATTAATAAACTTCGTTCAGATGATCTTTCTCCAGAGGAACGTAGAAATAAGATCAAAATTAAACCAGAATAATATAAAATATTACTTGGTATCAACATACTAGTAGCTGAATAAACTCGTCATTTATTTAGTTTAACCTTTTCAATAGCTGGAAAGTCACGTAGCTCCATAACCCAAACGGCTACGTGACTTTCCTCTATCCTTTTTTAAAATCGATTCATGGACAATGTGGTAATCACAATGTTTATATAGTATCTCATAAGGAGGTTGTAATATATGTCTGAAGTCTTACCTCGTTCCGCCATGGTAAAGGTGACGTTGTCTGATCTTAAGAAAAAAGCTACGGCTGTATATTGGTCCCTTTGGAACCAAGCTCGTTCCGTAGGTCGTGATGTTAAATTATATCTCCATTGGACAGCTGGTCGTTATGGTCAATTCTGGGATGATTATCATATCCAAATTGATAAGGCGGGTGACATCTATATGCCTGCTGGTGTCAATTTAGACGATATCCTATATGGTACTTGGCATCGCAACACTGGTTCTATTGCTATTACGCTATTAGGATGTTTTGATGCAACTCCTAATGGATTAGGTAGTGAACCACCAACTGCGGCTCAAATTGAAACTATGTCCCAAGTCGTATGTGTATTAGCCAATGCATTCGATTTAACCATCGATAAAGCTCGTGTTATGACACACGGTGAAGCTGGGGATAATGAAGATGGTGTTTGGTGTCATGAGCCATATGGTCCTAAATCTACTGTAGAACGTTGGGACTTGGAATTCTTAGGAACACCTGAGTCTCCTGTATATGACCCATATGGCAAAAAAGGATATCGTCGTGGTGGTGATGTTATCCGTGGTAAAGCTAACTGGTATCGTAAAGCCGGTATCAAAGGGGTTTATGATCCTCGATAATGACAAGAAGAAGAGTATACGGTTCAATCCGTATACTCTTCTTCTTATTTTTTGTTATTACGTTGATGGTATTTATAAATCCATCGTACATTTTTAAGATAGTATTTGCGATCAGTATTATTGTATTTTGTTACAATGCCTTTGTTATTACAAATAAAACCTTTATTATGTTTACTAAGTCTTCTCTCTAGTATATCAGCAAAATTCGCTTCACCAATTCGTAATACGCGAGTATCACACACTAGCATATCACTCATGAGTAATAATCTCTCGTTTATTACGTCAATTAACTGCGTTGGTGAAGTGAATGTTGTTAATTTCTTAAATGCTTTCTTTACAAATGCTTGTGGATCATCCAAGTATATCTTAACATGATTTCTACATATATCATCAATGACTTTAATACCATTGATGTAGTCGGAAGAAGAAATCACTTTGGCAATCGCCATTGTTTCTTTAATATCGATAGAATCGGGTTTTAACATGGAATTTCTGATTTTAATACCAAAACAACCACTAATCATATCCACAATTTTTTTGCGAATTGACTTTCGATACTCTTCTCCAATATATAATAGATTATGGTCATCACATAATTCATCTGCTAATACCAGTTGTACCTTATGTAATCGCACATACCCACAAAATACTTTGATATCCGTTGGTAATATATCACTCTCTTTTAATATATCAACGGGAACCTTAATAAACGTTTTCTTTTTCGTTTTTAACATCATGAATCTCTCGTTTGTGAGTTGATGTACATAAATACCAAATGGTTCATACCGTATCATATCCATCTCGTATCGTTGTACAGTTCGCTTCACATGAGAAGCTCCATGTAATACATACTTACTTAATGCTTCACGCATATCATGGAACACATCTGGTCTAAGTGTTCCGATAAAATCAGCTAAGTTATCAAAGTCCACAGTCAGTGCTTGTGAGATGATAACTTGCGATTCTAATCCCTGTTCAATAACAACGGGGTACAGTGTATCGAATGGTCGAATTTTCGTCGACAATGGTAATACATTCACTGTATTTTTACTAGTTGCCATAACAACAACTGGTCTATCATAGCGAATGACTTGAGTGTCTGGAATTTCCTTATGTTTATTCTCAGCATCATAGCCATTATCTCGCATAATAAATACATCACCCGGTTGTACATGAGATGGGGTAATGGCTTTTCGTTTCTCTTGTTGAGAGTCTAATATAGAGGACACACAATCCTTATTCATTCGCGAGTTATTGGATTGAGATTTCATCGGTTTACGCTTTTCTCTGAATCGTTTACTCGCTTGGTGTCGTCTACTCATCTTAGTACCTCACCTCCTATTACAAAAAATCTATAAATGTTATACTATGAGGTTCACAAATATATAACATTCATTAATTACTTGTGACAGCAAAAAATAAAACTGTACTATAGATAAGGAGATTATACATATGATAACTGATATTACTGATATCTATCGGTACCCAAGCGAATACTTTGGTTTACCAGATCAACGTAGATTCCCTATGTATACACAAGAAGAAGTAGAAGGTTGTATTCGCTTCTTCGATTTATGTGAAGAAGAGTATAAGAATACTCTTGCTAATAATATTGGACGTCGCTTACATGAATTAGGATTAGCGGAATCCATTCAATTCAAAGGTAAGTTAATGCGATACTTTGACGTTCGTAAATATGGAACTAAAAAAGGTTCTATTCAAGTGATGGAAGCTTCCAATGTAGGTACATTAGAACCAATCGTTGGGGCTACTAATGGTGGTACACAAGTATTATCCAAGAAACTTCCTACTGAAGAATTCAATTCCTTAGATGATACCCGTAAACTACAAACGCTAATCGCTAATGGGAATATCCAAACTGTCATCGATGATGAAGATAAACATTCCTTAGCGATTGATGATGTAGCTAAAGAGTACTTGATGAGAGATACCTTAGATTTCTCTCAACGATTAGACTCTGTTGATGAATCTGTATTCCCAACAATCTATCCAATTCTAAGAGAATCATTAAACAAAGCATCTCTTCAATTAGAAGCAACTCCATTTATGGTATCTTATGAAGGTTATTATGACTATCCAACCGAATACCAAGCGTATATCAAAATGGTATCCAGTACACCGGGTATGTCTGCTAGAGAAAGAGCTGATAAAATCATAGCCTTATTATATAATGGTGGTATGGCTGATATTATCAATAACCTTCTTGAACGTAATATGAGCGATGGAGAGGTTGCACAAATGGTTATTAATGCATTACGTCAACCAGCTGATTATATGGAATATAAAACGATATCCATTCTATTAGGTTCTGCTATGACAGATGATATTAAGAACTATATCGAAAACGTAGCTCCATCATTACAAACAAAAGGATTCCCAGAATCCCTAATTGGTTTCATTCAACACCTAGCAGTTCCAGTTGGTTTACCATACGCTATTTATGAATATACCTATAAAGCAATTAATACTGACCGTCCAGCTAATGCAGTATTAGCTGCTCACCTATTACTGATGGATAGTGAACAATCTGATATCGAATACTATATCGAACGTGATACTTGTGACTTAGAAAATCAATTCTGGTTATATAACTCTCGTAATGGCCTATGTTATTACGCTCGGTGTTATGTAGACTTAGCGTCTCAAGCTATATTCATCGTTAAGTATCCCCTTATCTCCGTATTTGAAGGTAGTGTTAAAATTACTGATGAATATCGAGAAGTATGTGGATTAAATCCCGAGAGTGATCGTGATAGAAACATTCTACTTGACCAAATCACTAGACATATTCGATATGATAAGTTAATCAGTGTTCAAAATATCAATCCAGATATTAAGAAATCTACGATTGTATCCGACACTGACTTTACAGGATACTTACCTTCCATGGTACAACAACTCGATGAATTCCTTCAAGGGATTAAAATGTCATCTGCCCATCTAGGTATCCAATTCAATCCTTGTATGTATTTTGATAATCCAACACTCTATCTACGCGACTATGTTAAGGTTGGTATAGAGAATGATAATATTGCGATGCTTAAAGATGCAGTTACATTGGGTATGTGTATCATTACCAGTAAGCTAGCTGACCGTAATGAAGATTTGAACCTTCCTCAATATAAGGAACTCATTCAGTTGGTACGTTCCACACTATTCCATATTCAGAAGGTAGATCAAACATTCTTGTTCTCAGATTACCTATTTAAGAATCGCTGGGATAGAAAACTCTATATTGTTAGCAACTCTGATAAGCTTAGAGATTACTTAGCTCAAGCCTACAAATACGTATTCAACTTATAAGTATATATTATACAGATACAGTGTCATTCACTGTATCTGTATTTTTATTGTTATTAGAGCACAATACGTATGTAACAATGTTCTAATGAAGAAAGGAGATGATGACTTGAAGAAATCAATCATGCAAATCATCAAATTCGTCCTCATTATAACAGTCATTCTTGGTGTGAGCGAGTACCAGAATGACCCAAAAGCTTTTTCAGTACAAGATACTGGATCCAAGTACAATAGTGACAAAGGGGACACGTCGCAGTTAGCGACAGAAAATGTAGAGGATGTTGATTTAACAAACTCCATTTATCTAGTAACATCAAAAGACGTTACCATTATTTCAAACGATGGAAAGGAAACCAAGTTAAAACAGGGTGAATTCACTGTCATCCCTGATGAAAAAACTAAATACTCGCTAAGTGAACGTGGATACTTAACATCCATGAATGGGTTAGCAAAAGTACCTAAAGATATTGCTAAAAACTCATTCTATATTCAATTTAAACCTAAAAATACAGATCTATCTGGCACTGAAGTATTTACTAAACTACCAACTGACTACAATATGGTCAGCTTAACAGAAACATTTAAAAAGTTTGGTAATGCGTCGAAAATCCATTTACCTGCTGTGGAAACCACTCGAATCACCCATCTATTCAAAGGTAAGTTTATCGCTTTTGAACTGAATGGGACTCGATACTTTATTCCTGAGTCAGATGTGATTTGGTCTATTCGCAGTGTACGAGATCTACATCTCGTATCTCGCTATACAGCAGGACGACATGTCGCCCAAGAGAAACGAACTAATATTACAAATGACATTACCCAACCAACCAATCTATCCGCAGAAGAACTTGATAAAGCGTTATCAGGTACTAACCTTGCAGGTCTTGGTCAAGCCTTCCAAGCAATGGAAGAACGGTGGGGTGTGAATGCCTTATTTGCTATCTCAGTAGCAGCCCATGAGTCTGGCTGGGGTACTAGTTATTTAGCTAGATCCCGTAATAACTTATTTGGTATTGCTGCCTATGATGGTAATGAAGGAGCTGCATATGGCTTCTCTAGTCAAGCAGCTTGCATTGATCATTGGGGTGAGATGATAAAAGAAGTATACTTCAATCGAGGCTATACCTCTCTTACCTCTGTGAATAGTATCTATGCATCAGATAAGAGTTGGGCAAGTAAGGTACAATCTACTATGTCTGCTATGCAACATAAGATACTTAATTAGGGTTAAATTCTTAAATAAGAATTTATCTATATATTATTTAATTAAGTCGTAAACAAATAGTCAAGTCGAATTGAACTATTCGTTTTCGACTTAATTACTATTTTATTTTTCACTTAGAGGAGGTTGCACATATGAGCAACAATCAACAAGTCGGTCAACAAGGTGGTCAACAAACCAACCCACAACAAAACCGCAACAATCAACAACGTCCAGTGATGGACCAACAAGCCCGTAATTTTAATGAATTATTGGCTAACAACATGGCACTGATTCCAAAGGGTGTTACGTATGAAGTAACAGACAAACAAATCAACCGTAGTGTTGAATTATGTTTGGAACGCCTTGGTGTCGAAAACGTGCATCAAAAAGTATACTGTGTAACTCAATATAACACAGCATTCTCTCAAGTGCTAAAGGGTAAACAAGTTAACCCTAAACACCCAATTGACCCATTCAATGTGTATATCGTACTTCGTCTTGATAAAGAAGATCGTAAACGCATGAAAGGTGGCAAACGTGGTTACGGCCATGGAACTGGATATAATCAAGTTATGAATCGCCTCTTCCATAATAAAGCCGATAAAGCACAAGGTAATATCATGGTCAACAAAAAGTTGAATGAAACGTTGGCACAATTCACTACTCGTGAAGTGAAATTCCAAATTACACCAAATGGTAATGCGGCTCGTTTCAAATTGGACTGTGATATCGTAATGCGTTATATCTTCGATATCCCTGAGAACCAAGGTAACTTTATCGTTGATATCTTAAACGTACACGACCAAAGAAGAAAAGGGTTCAAAGCTATTATTCACAAAACATTTGCGAATAAGACTTTCAAACAAAGCGACTTCGACCCTTCTAAATACGTTTAATCGGTAACAGTCAATCTAATAGGCATGGATCTTCGGGTCCATGCCTATTATTTTTTTACTCCTACACAGAAAATTAAAAAGGAGGCACATCTATCATGGCAAGAAAACCATACGACCCAAGTCGTTTTAAAGTAGAAGAGATTATTGAGAATATCTCTGAATCTGACACTAGTAATTGGGGCAAATTCATCATCCGAGCATCCTTTGATGATGGTCCTGCTAATATCAATATTCGTAGTATGAAATTAGGTGATGAACCTATCATCGGTAAAGGTATCTCATTAACGAATGAAGAGGTAGATACCGTTGTAGATACCCTTGTAGGTATGGGTTTTGGTAGCATTAGTAAACTAAAAGATAGTATATCGGATAGACAAAAACAGTTCGGTGGATTCGATATGAATTCATTTATGGGAACTGATGATGACGATGATGATATGTTAACAATTGATGGTGACCAAGATGTTTGAAATTGTTGATGCATACGCCAACTCATTTAAAATCAAATACCTGTTCTTGGATAAGCTATTCAATAATAAGTTAACTGAAACAAATAAAGCCGGAAAGCAAATTGTGCAGACGGCTAATATCTATATCAACTTCGAGTCATTGTATAATAGTATTAGGAATACAACGATTGAAAAGTTCGTTAAAGTAGCCACCAAGAAAGAGTTGAATGAGTTATATCGCAATATGATATCCAACTTCATCAATATCGTAGCTCATTACCGAAAATACTTTTCTAAAAATCGTATAAAGACAAATATCTTCCTATACTATAATGCGATACCAGAGCATAAAATAGAATATAACAACACGGCGTTGGTTGAGAACTATCGTCAACACTTTTTCAGTTCCTTAACCGATTTGGAACGCCTAACTGTCAATAGTATCATTCAAGAAGCTATCTCGTTTATGCGAATCATTACCGAATACATTGAGAATGTATACATGGTAAGTACGGATAGTGTTGAATCCTCATTAGTACCGATGATTATTAATATGGAGAATAAATATCCTGCCAATATTAATATCATTATATCTAAAGATGAGTATGATTTACAGTACGTGAACTATAACTTCTTACTTGTGACTAAATTCAAAAAAGATGCGGTATTGATTACAAAGAAGAATGTGATCAAGTACATGTGCTTCCGAAACAAGTTTGAAGAAAAGCGACTAATCAATCCATTACTCATTCCATTCATTATATCCTGTAATGGTAATCGTAAACGTTCTATTAAAGGGATTAGTGGATTCCGATTTATTAAAATCTATAAATCATTAGAGAAGTTATATGAGGCAGGGTATTTAAATGATGACGATGAAGAGACGTTCACCATTACTAATATCGCTCATGTAATCAATCAATCCAATTTTAACTTCTTAAATCGAGATGATATTGCCAATCAAGTAGTACGTAACTATCGCGCCGTTGATTTAGAATATCAATATGATGTATTATCCGATGTACAAAAAGAGAAAATCTTTGATCAACTTACGGATAAAACTGACCCTAGTACATTGATGGAAATCAATGACCGTTATTTCTCTGATTATCCATTAATGTTAATGGAACTCAATCAATATGACATAGTTGATGAAATGAGGGAACAATTATAACATGGGTATCAAGCTAGACACAGGTAATTTACTTAGGAATATATTCAGTTCGGTTAAACGACCGAATATTCCTAAACTAGATGTCAATGGATTGCTTGATAAAGCATTTAAAATGGGTGGGTCAGCTGGTGGTAATAACCAATTTCGCTCTAATATGCAAAATCATAGGTACCGATATCGAGTGGATGCTTGGCAGGTGTTAATACCTGGCCAAGAACCAATCGATATGGTACCTAGTGCCATCCAGAATATTTTTCTTACCCAATTATATGATGAAGCAATCCATCCTATATTAGAAATTAAAACATTACTTCCACCTCGGTTACACGAGGCGATTGTCAATCATAAAAATGATGTGAATATTCGATTCCGATTAGTGGCTGTCGATATCAATAATCAGAACTCAGGTTATCATGATATTATCAATGATACCTTTATTGTATTGATTGATGATGAGGCTCCATTCCAAGAAAGTAAATTATACGACAAAACCAATGAAGCTCAAGGTGGTAAGGGTAGTGGTACATCTTCTGGCTTTAAAGCAGAAGATAAACACTGGTACAACGTTAGTGATTATACGGAAAGCTATGAAATCTCCTTATGGAGAGAACGTGATTTAATCGCTATGAGAAAGACAGTCAATGAAATCTACAATGACTGTACACTATCATCGGCACTGGGTCATATCTTAGGAAATGCAGGTATTGATAAAATGCTCATTAGTCCATTGAATAATGATAAGCAGTATCCTCAGGTAATTATCCCGCCAATGAATCTAATGAACGTATTTGAATACCTACAACAAACATACGGTACGTATTACTTCGGCACTATGTCGTTCTATGACTATCGATGTCTATATGTATTGAATAAATCTGGTGCATGTGACTGTTATGAACAGGGTGAGTATAGAAAGACCATTATCACAGCTATTGATAATAGTAACTCATCTAGTAAAGCAACAGGCACATTTGAATCACCAGACGAACAAGAATACGTCATGTACGTTGACCCAGAAAACATCAGTGTACAGACACCATCCACTACACAAGATTTAATTGCCGGTAACAATGTAACCATTGTTGATTCTGGTAATAACGAAACAACTGAAGTGAGTGGCGCTGGTAAACAACGTGGCATGGGTAACTCTACCATTGTATCAGATAAGTTTGGTAACGATTTCAATAAATCAGTTATGTTAAGTGAAATCAATGAACGGAATCTCCATTTATCATGCTATTTATTAGACCATGATCTATTTGCTATGACTCCAAATAAAGAGTTCGTAGTGTACTTCACGGATAAGGAAAAAGCTAAGTATAATGGATATTATCGCCTCACAAGTGCAGTGGCAGCCTTTACTAAAGCAGGAGGCATGTTCAATTGTGCTGGTCAATATGATTTTGCTTTTAAATCTGGTTTAGGTTCTGATGAGGTTCAACTATTAGATGCTAAGGTAAATCCTAATATTCAAATAGAACAACCTAAAGCAAAGGGACCATCGAATACACCAACACCGAAAGAAACAAATGATATCTATGCAGATGGTGTACATTCAGACTTAAAGAAAGCATCTGATGTACCGAACCCTCATGATACCGATAAACACGGTAATATTCAAGACAATAAGTACCCAGATACATTTAAGAAAAAATCTGGTGATTCTGAAGCACGTAATGAATATAATCAGAAGGTTCAAGATGCACATACACCATCTAAGGCACCTAGACCTAGGTCATTAAAATAATTTTTTTGGGTATATAGCTTCATGCTATATACCCATTCTTACTCTAAAAAACAAACTAATAACAATTTTAGCTAAAATTTACTATGTAGAAAGAGGTGTATACCTTATGAATAACGAGATCGATATCGTATTCGAAGAATCCCGTTTCCTATCTACGGAAGTAGGAAATGCATCCTTTGACCCAATGGTCGGTGCAGTTGGGTTCTATAATAATTTCCTATCAGCTGTACGCAAAAATACTGCAGATGCACTTAAAATAGTTAGTAAGGCAGTAACTGATGAATCGTTTAAATTGGCGATCACTACCATTACAGACCATATTAAAAAAGTAGAAAAAACAGCATTCGATGCTTGCGATTATACAATGAAACGTGTGAATAGCTTACATAAAGAAATCAATAAACAACGTTCCATGATTACCGTCGATGCTATTAGTTATATCTTCAAAGGTCGTCAATCAGAAACATTTACCATGTATATCTATAACCCTATCATGACTGATAAACGTACCATCAATTTTAATGAGTGCTTAGGTTGGGATAGACTTGGTAAATTGATCAATAAATTGGGTACACAAAAATTTGACCTAGATGAATTCGATGAAGAAATTAAAGATATTAAAGAAAATGGTATCTATAACTTCCGTGCCGATATTGTTGGGGTATCTAAGTATATCAAAACAAAGAGTTTAAATGGTACGGCATTTAATGATACCGTACATCGTATCTTCTTCCCATCTGAACAACGTGTACCTGTCAGTGTAGGGGAATTGTTCATCCGAGATATGTTCAATTCCATTGCTAAATTCGATAAAGAGTATGATGCTTTGAAATTAGCTTATTTATATAAAGCAATTAACCAAGTCAAAGAAACCATCACAACTCTATTATCACTACTTCGTAGTAAAATTAAAGACGTTATGACTATGACGAATATCCCAGCACGTGTTAAGATGATTCTTAAACTATTCGATGCTGTTCAAGTATTAAGTGCTTTGGGTATTATGGCTATCAATGACATCTGCACCTATATCAACTATAAAATGATGGCATTCCTAGAATTCTATACTACCATTACGAATATCATGACTCATGTAAATAAACGTCAAACGTTTATGGATATGATTACTCAATAAGGGGTGATATTATGAATCATCTTGATTGTTTAACTGAATCGGTTATTCTTGATGCTAATTATAGTTTTGATTCGGTTGTACTTGAAGTGAGTGTACTTGATAGAATCAAAGAAAAATCTATCCATAATACATTGATCGATACCATTAAAAAATGGGTCGTTAAAATACGTAACTATATCGCTAAATTGATTCAATCATGGATTAAAAAAATTCGTTCTATGTATGAAGTACATCAAGAATGGATTGATCATCATATCGATGACTTCAATGAATTGAAGAAACGTGATTATATGGATATTTCTATCAATGCAGTTCCATACTGGAATGCCATCACTAAGTTAATGGATAAACGAAATCCTATTCCAACTTACAATGCATCTGTATGGAGAAAGCTAGAAACTAGTGATATCAAATCGGAACAAGATGTACTAGATACATTCACTGAATTCCGTTCATTTAACGATATTAAAACATTCTATCGAGGTGCCAGTGTAACGGATGTTGTTACTATTGATAGTCCATCTAAACTAGCTCCTATTGTTGATATGATGCTTGGTTATTGTAGTAAATATAAAGATCTCATTTCCATTGTACAAAGTCAAAAGGTTGAACTAGATTCACATCTCAAAGCGGTTGAACAAGAAATGAATCATATTGATGATCAAGATCATTTCAATACGATGCAGAAGCTTAAACTGTATGTGCAAACGAGCTTACGTATATTGACAATTCGTATATCCATGATGGGACAAGCATTCCATGCATTTACTAACTATTTAAAACAGATTTTATCTAAAGGTAAGCGTAATCGTACCAATGAAGAAAAGGAACTCAAAAAGAGTCCAATCAAAGGTAATATCAAACGTGCATACCGTATCGTAAAATCAGAAATATAATATAAGATCCAGATACCGATCGGTATCTGGATCTTATTTGTTAAACTTCTTCTAGCATCATATCTAGTAAAGTAACGGATTCTGTAGTTTGTTCTTTTTGACTATGTAATTCATTGATAGCCATCGTACAAGCTCTACGAGCCACCATGTAACTACTCATTGTGTATTGATGTACTGTATAGGCATATCTCGCATACATAGTTACTAATGTTGAAGCTACAACAATGATTTTTTGAGAACGTTCATAGTTATTCATTGATTTGATATTATCAATAATACCAACACCCGTTCTCTTTTTAACATCAACTAAGCATTTTAGTAAGAAGTGCATTTCATCAAGATTAGCATCATAGACTTTTTTACTAGCACGTTCTATTGCTCTAGCTTTAACTTTACCAAACTCAACTTCTTCTTTATGTTTGAATGTACTTTCTACTGAGTCAACTATACCATCTATAGTGTCTTTTAGTGCGTCAATGGAATCTTGAAGTTTTTCAAGTGCTTCGTTAAATTCTTCATCACTCTTTGCTCTGAGGCAATCACCAACATACTTAAATGGTACATCGAAGTTTTTACTAATATGATTTAGTTTTTGTTCTTTGATTTTAACCCAAGGCACTTTGACATGATCGACTTTATCAGATTTTAAGAGTTCATAGTATTTGTTAAAGAATTTATTGTACCAGTCACCAAGCTTAGTCCTGAGTTTATTAATAACATCTTTGATAAAATTGATGACACTATCAATCACTTTTGCGGCTTTCTCTTTAGCACGTTTAATGAAATCGGCTAATGTGCCTTCATAAATCACACTAATAGCAGCTCTGTCATGATCAGTAGTTGCTTTCTTATATTCTTCAATGCATCTGGCATCTGCCTTTTCCATAGCCAATTGAAGATTTGTGAACTCAGTGGTGTATTGTAGGAATGCTGTATTGAATTCTTTATAATTTTCAAAATGCATTTCTTCAACGTGCACTGTACGTTCATTTACAAATTGTTCAAATTGTAACATCGAATATTCCTCCTATATAGGATATATTGTTAAATAAATTACTATAATGTAAAAACCGCGAAATAAATATAGATACTACTCAAAGAGTAGTATCTATATTTTAGTGTTCGGTATTCAAATTAGAATACGGATGCTAACATGTCGTCCAATAAGGAGTAAGATTCAGTAGCGGCTTTTTGAGCAGCACCTTTACCTTGAACAGCTTTAACGCAAGCACGTTTAGCATTGAAGAACAAGTCATTTCTAGCACCTGCACGAGACACTGCGATATCTTTAGCGGCACGAATACCACGGTTAGCATATTTAGTAGCAGCACTCAAAGCAGTTTTGCTGAATGGGTTGCGTTCTTCTACAGGTAAGCTTAATACTTCAGCTTTAGCAGCTTTCATATCTTTACCTGCTTGACGGTATGCTTTTACGATATTCATTACAGAAGCTTCACCTGCATTGGCAATCGCTTTGCGTTTAATAGAACCGAATTTAACTTCTTTACGTTCTTTATTTTCGTTTTCAACGTTAGCGTCATCAAGAGCTTTTTGAAGAGCTTTCAATGCTTCATCATCAGCTTTACCTTCGTATTTTTTAACTAAGGATTCAAGTTTTTCTGCAGAATCAGCTTTAGCGATTTCTTTAGCTGCTTGCATGAAGATTTGTTCTTTACCAGCGAATGCATCGATTTTAGCAACGTCGATATCAGACCAAGGTACCATTACTTGGTCGCAATCTTTGCTGTTCAATACATCAGCATATTTTTCCATGAATTTTTTGGAATTCAATTTAATTTGACCATCAAAGTCTTTAGCACGTTTTTCGCACCAGTTGGATACGGATTCGGACGCTTTACCCAATTTTTCTTTCCAACGATCGAAGAATTCAGATACAGCACCTTCGTATGTAGCAACGATGTCTGCTTTAGCAGATTCAGTAGTTGCTTGCATGTATTGTTCCATACAATGAGCATCAGCTTTTACTAATGCAATTTGAAGTTGAATGGATTCTACCATAAAGTCAGTGTACGCTTCTTCCATTTCTTCTTCAGTTTCAGGATTTACTTTTGCGTCAGTATTTTTTGCTTCTTCAGCTTCTAATACAAATTTTTCGAAATTTAACATTCGTTATTCCTCCTAGAATAATGGCAAGCCAGTATTAGCTTCGCCTGGTTTACTAGTGACATCAACTGCATCGTCTTTAGAATCTTCAATAATTGCTTTTGTATCACGTTTATTATCATTTTCTGCTTGACGAGTAGATTTGACACCATCGATTGCTAATTTGTCAGAATATTTAAGAAGTAATTCAGCTGTTTTCTTTTGTTTTGCTAGAATCAATTCTTTTTCTTCTTTAGATAAATTACTATTATTTTTAACATTTTCAGCATTGAGTTGAAGATACAATGCTTGTTGAGCTAAATAATCGGATAACTTTACTCTGGATTTATAAATGGCAAATACAATATATTTACCAAGTATAAAGAATGCAAGTAAAGCAACACCGACAACTGTAAATGCTTTCCACTTATTAACTTGTGTGACTGCTTTCATTAAGATATCACCAAGACCTTCAGTCAATTGGACATCTTTGTCGAATACTTTTTCGGCATTATGACTATTGATGAGTTCGGTAGATTTTTCTAATGCTTCAACACCAGTTTTACATAATGGTGTAACTTTTTTATCCGATTCAATCATAATAGCATAGCTAGTACCAACTACGCAATTTAACACAAAAGTTGTATATAAAGAAAGGCAAGCAGGACAACCCGCATGGATACCTTTCATGAAATCAGATTTATGACGTTGTAAGAAACCGGAAATCAATAAAATATGTTTACCCATTTCTTTTACAGTAGCATTGTTAGATTTAGTGAAGATTGTTGCAATAGTAGGTTTCTCACCTTGTGTTTCAAAATAAGGGTGTTTAGAGAAATCACCTTTCGTATCAGCAATCACTTTCAACATATCATTGTTTTTGCCACCGAGAATACAACGTTGGATACTGGATAGTACTCGACCATATAGTCGTTGAATAAATCCAGCTTGAACTTCTTCGGATTCTAACGCCAAAGAAAGTTGTGTGAATTCTTTAGGAGTTAAACTTTCTGCAAGAATAACTTCTAAGTCTTGATTTTCAACCATATGCGTGTACTCCTTATAACTTATTCATTTGCTTAATGAGTCGCATTGCTTGTTTTTCAGCATCACCATTATCACGTTGTAATGCATTGAATGTGTAGGTTTGGAATTTAGTTTGACCATCGATCAAGAAGTATGCTACATCATTTGCATCATCAACTACGATGAACTGTAATAGACCAAGTTGTTGCATAACTTGTACAGCAGAACCAGGGTCTAAAATATCGACACCTGTATTAGCTCGAAGGTTATCCACTTCAGCTTGTGTCATAGCAATGGTTGCATTAGGTAACAATGGGGCAGTTTTAGTCCATCTACGGAAACGTCCCATAGAGTTACGATTACGAAGAATATTCCACCAAGGGGATTCTTTTTTGTTGCGTTCAGCACTGATATCTCGTTTCACTTCATCAAGACCTAGTACTAAGTCTTTAATGAAACTGATTTCTCCAGTTGTCCAACGAAGGAAATCGAAGAATTTACCACGAGAGCCTTTATCAAATGCCTTAAACACATTATTGATCATTTCTACGGAACCAACAGGGTGTAATACCGCTTTAATTCCTAGTAAGAAATGAATAGGGATATTTTGACCCGCATCGTTGCGTTGTACTAGTTGTACTGACATTAACGATGGGACCAACTCATTTGCTTTTTTGACATCACTATCTTTAAGGATAGATTTGAACGGAGGTTCAACTGTTTTACTAGCTAATGAAGCATTAGCTTTTTCCTCATCATTCATCCCAACGTAAATCTCACCTTTATGTTCAGATTCAGTTGCGAGGATAGATTTAATGTCAACTGGTTTATATCGATCATTTAAGGATTGTGCTTCGAATTGAGAGCCAAATTCAACATTAGCTTCTAACAATAAACGTTGCATTTCCTTTTTATCGATAGGAGAGACGGACTCATTGACTTTAGTATCGATATACCCACCAACGCGTTCAATAGTGTCGTCTGTATTTGTATGAAAACGACTAATATAATCGACTGCACCGGTATTACTATCAATTACTTGGTTAAGACCGATAACAACCCCCATAAAGGTAGTGAAATTGCGTTCACAAGCCTTTACAATCATAGTAGCTGTATCATACGTCATTGCTTTAGAAGCAATTACTGGAAATTGACAAATTGCTTTGTCTGATTGACGGGCAATGGATTTATACTTCTCAGATGGTTTAAGGTAATCATAGGCTTGTTTGCCAGGTCCTCCTTTAACTACTGAAAGAATTTTGCCCAATACAGTATCAATCATGTGATTAGGTCTCCTTTCTTATTCAGGATAGATTATATATTTGTTAAATACCTAAAATGTTCTATATGATACTATAATCTATTGTACAAGTCCATGTGAATATATGGTTTTAACATTCAAATAAGATTACAGTCCTATTTAATGAGGTGACATATAATATGTATTTAGAAGCAAGAGTTAAGAGCACAACCCCTATTCTTAGTAAACCTAATGAGTTAGGGAAGAGCTTAGGTAAACTATATACAAATGATTTTGTTGCTCTCGTATCCCTACATAAAAATGGTCTGGACTCTTACTATAGAACAGCCAATGGTGGCTACATCAATGCAGCCGATGTTGTCATTGATAGAGATGTGGAATTCTCATCTCAACGTGTAGCTAACCATGCTAATCAAGATAAGAAAAACCCGTTTAGACGTTCATTTGGCAGTTTAAATAAATTATCTAAATTTTTAACAGGTAGTGCACCATCACCAACTTCTAGTATAGGAAGTGGTACATTATGGTCTGCCGGTCAAGTGAATAGTGGTACACCAACTAATTCCAATAGTAATTACGTATTTACACCAGGCAATAAAGCTTGGGCACAGGGTGATCCTGGTAAGCCAGTAAGCTTTAAAGGATCTACTACGTCATGGCGAACCATTAGTGGTCAAGGTGAAGTGCAAGAAAAGAAACCTAATCGATTAAATAATATGAGTATCGATTCGTTTATTCGAACTAAGAATAAATATGTAAGCAGCTTATTAAAGGGTGCCACAATCGGTAACATTCGAGATGGTTCTTTTTTTGGCAGAGATGGGGGTTTATTAAATAACTTCCGTGGGTTACTATCTGGTGTTATATCTTCTCGATTACGCTATGTAATCGGTTTTGATTTTGGTTCTGAACTATCGGATATCTTCAATATATTTGGTGAAACCTATCCAGGTATCACTGATAAATTTAGTAAGTATATCGGTGGTACCGATGGCGGTAGTTTATATAGTGGTGACGCTAAAGATTGGCCAGGTGAACGGCCTTCCTTTGATAATGGTGGTAGTTTATTTGATGGTCAATATGAACAACGCCAAATTCATTATGCTGCTATCGACCAGCATGCGATCGAATACTTTAAGTATAAAGGTTGTGATGGTCGAACGATCATTAAACGTTTTGGTGGTATTTATGAATGGGAACAAGATGAATCCTATGCAACTCCACTAGTAACAGATCCTCCACATATCGAAGAAGAAGATGTTCAAATCTTTAAAGATATGAGTGATGATTTATACGATGAATATAGTTCTGGATTTGATGCAATCTATGATGAATTTAATATTCATACCGATAGAGCGACAATCTTTAACAAATTCAATCGTTATCGATTACCAACACCGAATAACGAATTACTTGGTTCTAAAGGTCATATCTTCTTCACAAGACCTGATATGAACTTATCATTTGCTAATGATACAGGAGCTAGTGTATTGAATTTAGATACTGCGGTAGCTCATGCTCATGCATCTGCCTTGATGTATAGTATGTTAAAATCACATCCTGTATTATGTAGTTACCTTATGGGTAATAGTGCAGGTGGTGGACATTCATTCATACCAATCTTGACTGATCGTGTAACGGGCTTAGACGTACAAGACGAAGTATTGGAAACAACCGAAGCGGGTGAAACACTCACTGGTTGGAAAAATACCTATGGTCAAAGTACGATTAAGACTAAGACGGCTGGTACAGTAAATGTGAACTTCCGTGATGATGATATGCTATCCGTATACAAGATTATGAAAATCTGGATAGAGTATATCAATGCGGTATATCGTGGTGAGGCTATGCCTAATCCTGTTCATGCTAGAAAGCATACACTTGATTATGCGATTTCTATCTATTATTTCTTAACTAAGACGACAGGTGAGGATATTCTCTACTGGTGTAAATATACTGGTTGTTTCCCTACGAATATTCCATCATCTAACTTCTCTGATTCAGTTAATGAAACGATTAAACAACCAACGTATACCATTACGTTTAACTATAGTAAGAAGGATGACTATAATCCATTACATGTAGCTGAATTTAACTACTTATCCCAAAACCAAGCATTCAATTATATTCCAGTATATAATCAAAGCACAATGCACTCTACGAAGACATTCGTTGGGTGTCCATTTGTGGATACTGGTAATGGTGGGGAATTATATAAGTTACGTTATCGACCAGTATAATAATGAGGGATACACATGGCACAAACAACTCTCTATCGTTGGAATAACGATACTAAACAATGGTTAGAAGCAAACACCGAACAATTAGCTGTTGGTGATTGTATTCGTATACTAAATGAAGATGGTGTGGTATATACACGACCAGATACTAAAGATCATATCTTCGTGGTAACACACACAAAGCCATTTATTCTATATAATGATTTAAGCTTGACATTTATGATGGTTAAAGACGTCATACAATCATTTGAAAAAGCTAAACTAACAAATGATGATACTGATAGATCCATCATGGAAGTCCTTACCCATAAACGAAACCCAACACAATTTGAGTATACACTACTCACAACTTGGGTGACACAATTTTATTCTGATTATCAACTTATATATGCTTAGGATGTGATAAAGTGGGTACTATTAAAAACGGTACTAGTGTATATGATATAAAGGACTATTTATCCAAAGAAATAGCACCAACGTATTTCAAAGATATCGCTGATATGAATGAAATGAATGTGGGTCTATTTGGGTATATTACAGAGATCCTTTCTACTACTATCAATGATGGATACTTCGCTATCACATCGTTGTTTAAAGAGATATTCCCGATTCAGGCAGAATTACCTGAATCTATTTATAATCATGCCACGATTTTCCAAATTGATAATCTGATGGCAACAGCAGCTTCTGTCCCATTCACCATCATGATGTCAGAAGAAGCTTTATTAAAGAATGGTATTCATGTCGATGGTAATATCACTCAGTTCGATATGGACTCTGAGATGGTATTTAATGTCGATGGTATCCCATTCATGTTAGATTATGATGTACGTGTTACAAGTAAACGTACATTAGAAGGTACAATCCATAGTGCATACTATATCATGGATCACAATAATAGCGTAAGTCCATTATTAAATCCATATATACGCACAAGCACCTATGTAAACGATAATGGTAAACGGTATGTTGTATTAGCGGTAACGCTACATCAAGTTGAAAAGAAAACGATTACCGATACGATTATCATGAATGATAAGATCAATATGGTATCTATGGAATATACATTTGAAGGCCAATTGGCTAACTTTGAAATATTCTATAAGGCACCAGGTGATTTAACATACACACAATTGACGAAGAAGTTAATGAATACAGAAAAGTTAGATAAACCTTTCTGTTTCTATAAAATCGTCGATGATCATAAGCTCCAAATCGAGTTCTCTAATGATGAACGTTACTTTACCCCTAAGTATAATTCTGAAATCTATATTCAGTTATATACCACAAAAGGTAAGAATGGTAACTTCACTACTTATGATGGTACTGATATTGAAATCATTGGTAAAGCGGATCGATATCCAAATAACCGTGGTATGATTTTCATGGGTACTGTTACAGGGGAATCTGTTGGTGGCTATGACCGTAAAGATATTGAAGAGCTTCGTAATGATGTAGTTAAGGCATACTCTACTATTAAATCCTTTACTACTACAAATGACTTACAAATCTACTTCAATAATATCAAACATCGTGAACAAAATGAAATTCTGTTCATGAAAAAACGAGATGATGCGTTTGAGCGTCTCTATTCTACATTTATTCTATTTAGGGATGCCGACCAAAATGTAATCCCTACTAATACTCTTGATATTAAGATTGAATCTACCGATATTGATACGTATATGGAACAATCCAAACGTAACATTATTAAGGCAGGTAAAATCTATCGATACAAGGGTAGCGATAAATCCGTTGCTGTTATTGATAAAACACTATCATTGAAAACGAATTTAGATGGCTATGAGAATAATGATTTCATATACATTAATCCATTCTTGACAGTCGTATGTGCTAATCCATTATCAGTGGCATTCTATTTGAATTCAGTAAATGATAATATCACTACGTTATATCAACCAACAGATACGAAATCTTTCAACCAGTTTATCGTTAATAGTATTAATATCAAACGGGATGCTTTAAATGGTGAAGATGGGTATATGATTACCACTAAAATTGCACCGTCTGCTATGCTTCCTAAAGAAACATTTAAGTTAATTGAAGATGATACCCTCGTATTACCATCCTATAAAACATTTAAGAATCCAACCGATGGGTATCAATATATTGATAATGAAAACCTTAAGGTGGTATTAACACTTCATGGTGAAGAAAATCGTATTAAACGGTTAATTGATATGGACTTATATGGGTTTGATGAAGACTATTACTTCTTCAAGAAGTTTATTAAAACGAATGACTATGTAACACTCAAAAACCAATTCCAATTAACGGAAGGTATGCTAGATCCTACTACAGGTACTGATAGCACAGACCCTGTTCTTGTTGATGGTACCAATTGTAAAATGGAACTATTGACGTTCTATCAATATCCTGATACAACTGAACAGCAGTTACATAAATTCAACTCATTACCATTATTAGAACACTTCACATTAACGAATCGATACACTATGAGTAAGGATACACCTATCCGATTCATTATTCCGATTCCAGAAGTTCGTTCCTATGTACAATATGCAAATCGGGGTCCAAATGGTAAGTATGGGTTTAGATTAGAAATGATTCCATTGATTAAAGCGAACTATTTCAAATTGCCAAATGCTAGGGAACGATTCATGAATTCATTCCGTAGTATTTATGATTATATTCGTAAATCATTGGATTTATTAACTAATAACTTCCATATCGATATTAAGTTCTTTAACACCTATGGGTATTCTAAGTTCTATTTCAAACATGAAGATTTGGAAGAAGCAACAAACCCATTGGATAAGATTAATATCTCTATCAGCTTCGATGTAAAATATACATTCACTACCGATGCCGAAGATATGACTAAGCGATTGAAATCATACATTCAGAAATATATTGAAAGTCGTGATATCTCGTTGGTATCTAGCCCTTCCTTATATATCTCTAACTTAATCGCTGGTATCAAAGAAAACTTCCCGTCCATTAAATTCATCAAGTTTAATGGTATTAATAAATATGGCCCTTCTATGCAAACACTCGAATCATTAGTCAATGAAACAAATGTTATTCAAGGGGTTATTGAAACATCTAAGGTTATTCCTGAGTACTTAAACGTAGACCATACCATCAAGAATGGTAAACGGACTGCTCAAATATTCATCAATATTTTGGACTAGCCTAGGGACATAACTATAACATTTTGATTATAATAGTAAAGGAGATATCCACATGGGTTTCAACCGTAAAGTCGTACGCCAACAAGGTCTAGGTTTTACTACATTAGACTTCAATGCGTTACGTAAACAACAAGTCGAACGTGATCAAATGTTAGCTGAAGCAGCTAAACTAGAAAACGAACGATTGAATGAAGAAAAAATAGCCTATGAACGCGATGCTGCCTTGAAAGCTAATCACCGTGCACTTATGAAAAACTATCGTGGTGCAGGTATTAATGCATTAGCAGCTAGTATTCCAAATGCTATCTTAGCAGAATGCTTTAACACGGTATTCGTAAAAGCATTACCACATGATACAGACTATGTCGATGAAAATATCAATACGATCAAAAATATGGGTGCTATGTATGTTAAAAAGATCGGTGGCGTGAAAGCATTAGCCGAATCTGCTAACCGTACTAATTCCCCATTCCTTCGTGCTCTTCTTGAATTCTGTAATGAATTCTCTCAAGCCATTATTATGGAACGAGTAAAAGAGATTAACGAAGCTGAAACTGAAGAAGAAATCAAAGAAATGATTTCCCCTCAATTGAATGATGAAGAACGTAATACCATTTTAGTTAAAATGGATAAATTAGGTTCTGATGAATTGGCTGAAATGATCAGTAATAAGGTTATCGATGTGGTTCGTGATGAACAACAACGTGAAAAAGACCAAGCTGAAATTCTTGATACTATGGAAAAGGATATGAATGAAGATCCTAATGATGTAAAAGTAGATGATCGAGAAGATACAACAGCAGATGATGTAGCAGAAGCCGCTAAACATGTTGCTGAAACATATAATCCTTTGACTCGTACCTTCAATTATGATAAGAAAGATACTAATAAATCCTTCTTCTTCTCATTGATGCAAGGTATTGCTACCAAAGTATTAAAAGAATCGACTCAAACTGAATCTACTCATGTAGAAACGCCACAAGTATTATTAGAAAATCCATTGAATCTTAATATCTTTGACGTATATATGCAAGATAAAAATGAAGATTTGGATGACCTTCGTCGTATGGATATGACCGATACTGGTGAAATTGCTAGAACAACATCTTTGGATAAAGATTTTATCTTATCTGAAGCCTTGTTGCAATACACTATGTTCGAAACAGCTCATACTATGAAACTTGTGAATATCACATTAGATGATATTCGTCAACAAGCCGATTACATGCGTAAAGGTTGCTAAAACTGAACAATGACCCCATATACCAATTGGTATATGGGGTTTTATATTGTCATAACATATAAGTATGAGTACACCGGATAGTTACTAAATCATGTGAATGGTAAGCCTCCTGAAGCAATTGATTAGCTACTCCTAGGATAGTGTGACTATTTTTTTAACCTGAGTGTACAATTGGGATACATGGCGCAACCACCATGTATCCCATCTTTATCACAAAAACTAATAATAAGAGAAATACACCTTAACAG